GGCCGTGGACGCACATGATTCAAGAAAGCCATGACAGCATCGTTCGCGTCTGCTATGTCCACTTCGTCATCTTCGAAGCAGTAGCCGGGCGTAGGGTCGCAGACAACGTAGCTATGCCATCCTCGCACGTCAACCGCTATAGCGCTGTTCACCGATGGCCTTACTTCCTCGGTCGTGCGGTAAAACAGGTGATAGCCGCCGCTAGGTGTTGTCTGAGCTAGCGTGTCGGGCAATTTCCAGCCTAGTAGCTGGTCGCGCCCGTCTACTCCGTCTTTCACGTCGAAATCAAAGATAACGAAACCATCGCCGCTAACTCCGATTCCATGATTGGGATGCGTGGCGTAGAAAGCGTCTGTTAGCTCGTCATCGCGCGTTGCGTCCTTCACGCCGTGAGCTGTCGCTGGTTCTTTCGAGCCTGGTTTAATTGGCAGCGTGGCGAATCCTAGCGCGTGCAATCGTCGCGCGGCCTGCTGCATTTCGTTCACTAAAAAGGACACCCCCTATCGCACATCTTCTTAGTTTCCTCGGATTCAAGACAGCTCGCAAACATATAGCAATCGCAGCAGAGCCAATCGACCTGGATGCCCAGCAACTCACATATTCGCCGCGCCGATAATTCAGGGTGGCAGAATTCGAAGCGAACGCCGTACTTGTCGCTCATGGTCTGCATCGCTTTAGCTAGCTGCTCGCCCTGAATCGGCTTTTTCGTGCCGTGGCGCTTGCAGGTGGATTTTAGATCGTGCGGGTCGCACTCGCGCCGATACTTGCATTTTGTGCAATGCCCGTTCGTCCACCCGCTCAAATCGGCCAGCTCGTGGACGTTCTCGCGGTTCTCGATGAGAATCACCAGCCTGTAACCAGCGTCGCGTGCTCGCAGTATTTCGCGCTTGAATCTCGCGTGTTCGCGGCTTATGTTGCTAGCGACTTCATCAATACTTCGTTTTGTATCGACTGACCTATTCGAGCCGTCCACCATGTAATCGCCGAAATCCAGCTTAACAACAACAGTGGGCACCCCGTGGAGCGCCCACCATCTATCTTTTAGCTCGTGCTTGTGTGCTTGCTGACGCGAATCCTTCTTAAGCGTCATCATGGCTTAAATGAACGGCAAATCGTCGTAAATGTCCGCTGGCGGCTGCGCCTGCTGCCCACCGCTAGTAGTGGACGATACCGCCGCGCCAACTTGCGTGCGCTTGTCGGTGATGTGCGGTTCTGCGTGGTCTCCGTTGATGATATCTTGGACGCTGTAGATTTTCGCCGACGTGCGCAGATTCCACTGGTCGTAGCCTTTGTCATTGGTTCTGACCGTGCCGTTAAGGACAGCGCCGAACTTCTTACCGACGAACAGCGGCCATGCATCAGCGTTGAAAGCTGCAAGCGCGTCAAATCCTGGATTGCTAGCGCTCAGTTGTTCCAGCACGTACTTTGCGCGTGCCGCATCCTTTTCGTTGTTCAAATCGCCCCAGTGGAACTTCCAGCGATGAATGAAGTCCTTTTCGGGATTCGGCTCGATGCCGTTCATGTAGAAGTCGCGGCTGTACTCGCCTGCAAACTCGCCTTCTGCGATATCGAACACGAACATAACGCCCGGTTCGTTGCCGTGCTGCTGGCCTTGCGCATCGGTGTAGATGGTCTGGTATGCGTCATCAAGGCCAGTATCGTAGTTGCGTTCCGTCCACGACGTGCGCACCGCCTGAATGGTCACGATGTACGCGCCTGGTATTACCTGCTTGAATCCGCCTTCGGAGAAGTTGGATTCGACGTTGTTGTAATTCGCGAAATTAGGCATTCTGCAAATCCTTTCTATTCGGTGTATGCCTGTATCTTGTTCTCAAGCACCGCCATGAACTCGTGGGGGTACTTGAAGTTTCCATATCGGATGGTTTCGAGCGCCAATATCGCGCCTTCGTAGAATTCGGCGTTAGCTTCGCCGTTGTCCTGCATATCGTCCACGTGGTCGATGAGCAGCTTTATAGCGCCGTCTAGCTCTTCAATCCCGATGCGCTTAGTGGGTCGATAGTCGCTCACGAAATAATCGGCGCTCATCGGTCGAACCTCCGATCAAAAGCGTTTTCATCAACAGGCATTGACCAATCCCAATTCTGCTCAGCACCGCAGCGTGGACAGTAAACGTTGACGCTCTCGCTTACAGGCTCGCCGCAATTGCCGCATTCGTAGCCTTCTTCCATATCGCCAATCGGCGTTACTAGTGGACGGTTGCGCTCAAACAGCGCCAGCTTGCTTTTGGTCATGGCTAGCTGCCGTTTGGTTTCGCGTAGCAAGCGCTCCAATCGCTCGTTTTCGCGGGTTAGATCCTGGATAGTTGTAGTTGGTGAGCTGTTGCGTAGCTGGGTGAAGATGCTCATGATGCATCACTCTTAGCAGCTATCGTTTCTTGCCCGAAGTAATCACGAATATCGTTGATAACTGCCACAGCGTCATTCGGTACGGTTTCGGCTTCGTAGAGTCCCGCCGGAGTTTTCGCCGTCGAATTGTTCGAGTGAACTTCAAAGACGTATTCGCCGTCACCGTCGCGCTTCGCCCACAAGAGCGCTTGCAGCTTCGTTTCAATCTGCATCTTGTCGAGCTTTCGCCCGCTGGTCTTAATACGGGAGTGGACGCGCCCGTTATCGTCGGATTCGGTCTGAACGTGGGCAGTTAGCACGATGGTCATGTCATCGCGCATAGTCAACGCGTAGCAGACGATATCCCAAACCGCCCACGCTAGATCACTCCATTTGTCGTAGCCTTTTTCCTTGCGCCTGCGGCCTTCGTCGGCCACCATAACGCCGTTGAGCGTGTCCACCACTACGACTTTGATATGTGGTGCGCCGCTGTTGATTGATGCCAGATACGCCATGATGCGGTTCTGGTCATCGGTGCGAACGTAGTTCTTGTTCTCTGCGTTAAAGTCGCGCATCCATCCGCGCCACGATAGACCCTTTCCGTCAGCGTCGATTATGTAAGTCGTGGACGGGTCGAGATTGCGCAAGCTCGTTGTCTTGCCGCTCCCTGACTCGCCCATGATGCCAATTACAGTTGCCATCTCATAGAATCCTTTCCCACCACGCGCCGCTGAAGTTCGCCAGCGAATGCAGGTCGTTTTCGTTTGTCCAGACGTTGAAGGTCGTTATCTCGTCTAGGTCGATGCAAAGGCGAACCGACCTGTAACCCGCTCGCTTGCAGACAGTCGCGAACCGTAAAAGTTCAGCGTCCACGTATGGTTCTAGTTCGAATTTCCTGAAATCCTCAGCTACGCCCATCCGAACCACGCGCCTATGATGAACATGATGCCGAACATGACGGCCAGCAAAACGCCGCCGATGCCAGCGCCGCGCTCGTAATCGTCTATAATCGGAGTTGTCCGACGGTCGATTACGTGGACGATTGGCGCGTGGTAGTTGCCGCTATCACGTGCCGCTTTTGTTTTCGCTTGCATATGTGTCACCACCTAAGAGCATTTAGTACAGATTCGGTTGATGTTTCTTGGCGCTTTTTTTCGTAATGCTGCTGAATTTCCTGCGCTTCTTTTTCTGGCCAACCATATTTTGTTAGGTCAACCAAGCCGCCAATTTCGCCTTGTCTTTGCACTGAATAAAGAATCAAATCATTGAACAGTTCATATGGGTTTGTCCCGAGCCTGTTTAATAGCCTTGCGCAGATTTTTACTCTTGTGTGATATTGCTGCGTTTCAAAATCAACAGTGCCAACACCACAGAGCGCAAGCATCAAATTAATAGATGATTCTTCGCTTAAATCAAAAGACGATGTGTGCTTTGTTTTAATTGGCAAGTCTAGTGGACTTCCACAATCTAAGAAGCTTTTTAATCTTTGTACATCAGCGGCAATCGACTTAACTTTATTTCTTACAATGTCGTTCGATGCTTCTGCCGCCTTTTCTTTTGTCATGTACGTGCCTTTGTCATCGCCTAAACCATGACCGCCAAGTTCACGTATTTTTTTTCTTGTTTGATCTTTGTAGCCAGCAACTACGTCTCTTGGTATTCGCGAATTTGGCTTGTCGGCGCTTCTAAAGAACTCGCCAAGTTCAACAGTTCCATTTTCGGTAAATTCTTCAATTGCGTCTTGCGCTTCTTGCTCCATGTACTTGATTTCGCGCTCTACCATATCGCGTTCATGCACAACATTTTTCCAATATGCATTAATAGTCATGCCGCTTTTTGCGCATTCATCAATGATTGAATCTCGCTGTTCTTTATTAAGGCCAGAAAACCATTCGACAACTTTACGGCCATATTGTTTAGCTGGAACATCGTCAACCATTCCGAGCGTAATAATTCGTGAATATACAGACGCTTCAAGCCTTATATATTTTTCGGCCATACGCCTAAACTCATCAGCCGCCTTTAGTAGCTTTTCGAGGTCTTTAAGCCTTTTTAAGTAAATTTCAACATCGTCTTGCGTGTTAATTTTTGAAACCATGTAATTGATTTCTTCAATTTCGTCTAATACGCTGACTTGCTTTTTGGCTATTTGTGTTTGCTCGATTATTTCAGCTTTAACAGCTGTTGCCATCGTTTCACCTACTTTCATCATGTCTCGTCGTTAACCACCAACGGAGCAGCACGGCCTGCCCGTGCTTTTCTGCTCGTCTGGTCAGTCAAGGGATGAATCAGTAAGGAGGATTTCGGCGGGAAGAAAGGAGATAAGAACCGCCGTCGTGGGTAAACGAGAAAAGCGCCATGCTGCCCCATTGGTGGCTAACGAAAACTAGTAATTAATCCAACTACCACGCTACTTGCCGTCGTGCTACCACCTTGAATCGCGCTCGCATCCTTGAAGCAGGTAGGTCATCGCGCTAGAGGTCACGGCACTTTATGGCGTACACGTAGATTGTTGGTATTCGGTTTTCAGGGTGCGTCCTTGATGTGCGGATGAATCGCTAGGTAATCGGCTGCGTGTCGAAGAGATAATCAACGCTCATCGTCGGGAAGAATTCATCGCGAATAACGAAAGCGGCCGCTATCGGCAATTCCCCCGCCCGTCCACCAATCCAATTGGATACCGTATCGGGCGTTTTCTTTACTGCCTTAGCGGTCGCTGAATAAATCTCTTCGTTGCTGAAACCATGCCTAACGATTTCAGCGGCAAGATTCGGATACTTTACGGCCATTTGATCACCCCCTTTTTACGTAAATCCGTAATCGGATGTACCTAATATTACGTGATTACGGGGGAATTGCAAGAGCAAACCCGCTAAAATTTACGGGCAAACGAAATTTATTGATTAAGGGGAAATCATGAACCTAAAGGAATTCTGCAAATCAAAAGGCACGAACATAAACCAGATAGCCGAACAATCAGGCATACCACCCACGACGCTTTACACGATTTCAAGCGGCAAAACGCCAATCGGCAATATGGGCATTTCGATGTTTATTAAGGTAGCAAACGCCCTCGGATGTACTACAGATGAGCTATACGACGCGCTAACTAGCGACGAATCGCCGCGCTATCAGGATTTAACACCAGAACAAAGCGAGCTAGTGGACATAATGAACCGAATCACGGCGCAAGGGCAACACGAACTGATGATGTACGCACGTGGCATCGCTGCGAGCTACCCAAAAAATAATCAGCTTCGAGAGATTGAAGCGACAGCATGAGCATCCGCGCCCGTAAATTAAAAAACGGCCAAACTCGCTATGATGTAACCGTATACGGCAAACCCGACAGCTCCGGCAAGCGAACGCGCCGCTATGCGTCAGCGTCCACCCGCGCCGCCGCCAAGCAGCTCGAAGCCGCCATGATTGCCGAAATGCAAGCCTGTAACGCCCCTAGCGGCTCGATAACGCTCGAACAGTACATAAGGCTGCATTACTGGCCTTCCGCGCTTTCTAGGCTCGCTCCGTCATCGCTGGACACCTACGAACAGGAAATCAGGCTACGGCTCGTCCCCCAACTCGGAGAGATGAAGCTGCGCGAAATCGACCGCGCCGCCATACAGCACGAGCTAGTGGACGTTTGCGCGACGAGCGGCATCGCGAAGAAGTCAATCGGCGTTCTGAAAACCATCCTGAACGAAGCCGTCCACGATGATCTAATTCCGCGCAATCCATCATGCGGAAACTTCGCCTTGCCCTCCCAGAAGCCGCGAAACCGCGATAGCAGCTTGGTTTTGCAAACATTCGGGGAAATACTCGATTTCCTGGATTACATCGACATAGCGGCTCCAGTTGCCCTACAGCGCATAGCCTACAGCGGATTACTGCAAGGATTGCGGCCAGAAGAGCGCTACGCCCTCGACTGGGATTGCTTCGACTTGTCCACTCGCACAATCAGCATCACGCAAGCGCTGCCGAACGCCAGCAGGAAGCATGGCGGGGGAAACCCAAAGGAGACCAAGACCAAGCGCAGCACGCGGGTAATCCCGATGCATCCGCGCTTTCGAGAATTCCTGTTATCCACCCCATCACCGACGAAATCAGGCGCGTTCATCCTCTCCCCAAGTGGACAGCGCATCTCGCCATCGACCGCGAAGCACCAATGGTCGCGATTCCTCCGCACGCATCCCAATTGTCCACGCCTTACAATCGAGAACATGAGGCACAGCTTCGCGACAGCCTACCTCGCCGCAGGTGGGCAAATCGAAGTGCTTTCGAGAATCCTCGGACACGCCAACATACAGACAACTATCGACCGCTATTACCGCCCTGACGTGGGCGTTCTTCGCAGCGACCTAGAGCGAGTATCGGAAGATTCGCGGAAATCCAAAAAGGCCGTAAAGGTCATCAGGAAATCGACCAGAGTTCGATTCTCCGCGCCTCCACCACCGAAATAAACCCGTTATCGCTGGTCATAGCGGGTTTTTTCATGCCATGCCAGCAACAGCGACGTGGACGATGCGCGAAGCGTTGACCTGCGTTTTTAGAATCATTGAAGCGCTTTTTAGCGGATGATTAGCGCACAAAAAAAGAGCGCCCACCCCGCCATGATTAGCAGAGTGGACGCATCGAAAACTATGCTAGAGAAATCCTGAAACCGTCGATTGCGTTCGCCAAGTCTCCCGCGAAGTTATCGCCGCTGCCGCCAGTGTCCACCGTGCCTATCATGTCAGGATACCAGTTGCCGTTTCGCACCTTGACGGCATAGCGGTACTTCGAGCTTTTGACTTGCACGCCCTCGATAACGGAGCCATCGCCAGCGCACCCGTTCTCTAGGTCGTGGACGTTATAGGCCGTCACCCAAGGCAACCAGCCGTTTTCGCGGGTAAATACGCGGTACTTCCCAGCGCCCTTAATAGCAATCCAACGAATCGCCTTGCCAGCCTTGCCCGTCGATTTCTCGGCTAGCCATGACTTGCCGCTCTTGTCGGTGGACACTCGCCAAACAGGAGCCGTCGCGGGTTTCGGCGTGGGCGTTGGCGAATCCGAGAAATCAGGCCGAATCACGCCGACAATTGAGCTATAGTAGCGCCGTTTAATTGCCACGATGCCATTGTCTGTGTTGCCCTCGATCGTGTCCATGCACGCCTTATTCGGGTAATTCTTGACAACGATGCCCACGTGGTCAGATTCGCCGCCGTCCCAGTCGAAGTAGACAACATCGCCCGGTTTCGCGTTCGAGGTCTTGACGGCCTTCCTTACGTTGCGGCCTGCTTGCAGCATCGTCGGACAATATGCTCCTGGCAAGCCTGCGCACTTTGCACCTGCCTTGTTGAAAACCCAACTGACGAACATCGCGCACCACGGCACGCCACGAGCGCCGAAGTCGTAGTTATAGGCGTTCTTGTCCACGTTGTTCTCGTACCATTTGCCATATTTCGTGCCGTTGGTGTTGCCCAGTTCGCCGCGTGCGATTTCGAGCACCTTCGCCGCTGAACTCGTGGACGATTTAGGCGTGGACGATTCACCCTTTCCGCCGTTGATTTCCTTCGGGAAATCGCGATAAAAAAGCGAGATATCAAGGCGGTTTGGATATCCTTTTACAAAACCGTTGCTTGTGTACTGCCATGCGTCGTAGTCAACGCCGATTTGCGGCTTGGTGCCTGGTTTGCCGTTGTTGGAGTTGTAACGTGCAATCCACAGCGTGTAAGACTTGTAGCCGCGCATGAATGAGTTATAGAAACTTTCATACGTGTACACGCCTGCGAAATAACCAGCCTGTTCCATCGCCTTGCAGAACATGTTAGCGGCTTTCACTGCGATTGCACCGTAACGTGATTCCTCAAGGTCGATATAGACTGGATAACTCAGCTTGCGGTATTTCAGCAGCCTTTTAGCATGGGCGATTTCGCTTTTGATGTGCGCTTCGGAATCAGCGTAGCTGTACAGATAGACACCATACGGGATGCCCAACTTCTCGCATTGCTGCACGTTGTACGTCCACCAATCATCGTCTTGGCTCTTGTCATCATCGCCGTAGCCGCAGCGTATGATTGCGCCGTCGATATGTGGCTTTATCGCGCTCCAATTGATTTTTCCCTGATGCTCCGAAACGTCAATGATTGTTTTCGCCATTTCCATCCTCCGTATTCAGGTACAAAAAAAGCGGGATGCCGCCCGATTTGAGCGACACCCCGTGTTAGTTGTTTGTCTTGTTGGCTCCTAGAGTTGCCAGAGAATCATGATTATCAGGCACGCCAAGAAAGCGAGCGCACCCATTGCGAGAATTGCCAAGCTTGCCGCTTCTAGCATTACTCGTCGGATTCCTTCGCGTGCTGTGCGAATACAGACGCGCCGCCGTCAACCTCGGGGATACCTGCCAAGCTGGTCAGTATCGACAAGATGCCAGCGAGAATTGCAGCGCTGATGACCATCACCCAATTGACCTCATCGAGTACAACAGCCGTGCCAATCATGGCAATTGCCGCTTGTGCGATGGTACGGACGGCACGAACTAGCGCCGCGATAAACCATTCTTTCATCACTTGCCTTCTTTCAATTCATCAATGCGGTGGTAAATATTTGTCACTTCGGTTTCGAGTTTATAAGTGCGCTCGATAACCTGATTGTGCTTGTTTGTTTCGTGTATGAGATTTTCAATTTGTGTTTCGAGCCGCGCAAGCCGCGAACTAATCGCCGCGTAAACGCTGCCAACGGCGATTATCACGGTGATTATTGTGCCGATGTAAGGCGTGATATCCACCCTATTCACCCTCGACTTCGGGCGCGACCTCGACGGGCGCTGCGTCGTGCTTGTAGCATTTCGATTCGATGGTGAATCCGTCATTAGTGATGAGCATTGCCGCGTGGACAGGCTTAGCGGAAAGCGCAGCAGCCGCAAGAACGGTATGGTACTTGCTTTCGGCCTTGTCGCGCTCGGTGAAGCTCGTGACTTGGCTACCCATCGTCTCATCGGTGTTTGTCTGCAATTCAATTACAAGATACTTTGCCATGATTGATCCCTCTCTAAGCCGTCAGAGCCAACAGCTCTGCCATTACCGTCGTCTGGGTGCAGTTGGTGCCTGGGTTGATAGTCTCGCCCGTAGCGATTGCACTCGTTGCCCTATACAGCCTGCCAGCGTGGACGAAATACCCGCCAACCGAGTAGTTGGTGCTCGCGGTGTTGCCCTCGATGGTCGCCACGATTGTCTGCGAGAGGTCGCGCACACCATCTGCGTTATATGCGTAAACGATTGCCATCGTCGGCGCTGCGCTCATCTCGCCCGTTGGGATGATGATTGACTCGGTGCCGCCCTGCTCGGTCGGGTATGCCAGATTTAACGGCGGGTCGATTGCAACCTCGGTGGGCGTGGCAAGTTCGTAGTAGAGCATTACGCCCGACATAGCTGCCTTAAACGTAGCCGCATCGGTGTACGATGAGTCATACGCCCAAATGCTGCGCTGTGTAAGATGCAAGCCAATTATCTTATCCGCCACATGGTCATACACGTTATCGCTAGATGCTGGTGTTAGCTCTACGCAATTTATGTTAGCTACCTGTGTGCCGCCTGCTGTATACCTTGCATCGGTAAATGTCACGTAGAATCGCGAATTGTTGCCGCTTACATAACCCCAATTCAACGTCCCCAAATCCACAACGCCAACCCGCTTAATATCCATCGTCGGCGTGCGCTCGTCGTAAGCACTCCCCGCGCTCCTGAGAATCCCATCAGGAAACAGCGTGCTCGGCGGTATCTCACAGGTGATTTCGCGGTATGGCCTGTAGGTGCCGTTCAGCGCGTGGCTGCTGATGTTGATGCAAATATCGTGTTTGTAACTTGCCCCATAATTGGCATAAGTGTTAAACGTGAAAGATTTGCAATTACTTGGCGTTGTAAATGTCGCACCATGAACGCCGCTCATTGCAAGCCCACTCTTATTCCCAATAAAAGCGCCGCCGTTATCGTAAAAGTAAACAGCACATCCGCCTATAGGTGCTTTAATGCAATACTCAAAATTAGGAATTGCTCGGATATTGTTTTTGCTTCGAATTCTGTCAGTATCAGACGTTTTGCTACCATTTGCACTGCTATAGCCGCCGATTTCCCATTCCTCATCCCATTGATTGAACCCTACCGTCTTCATGCCCTCGACGTTCACGCTCAGCAAGCTGCCTGCATCATACGGATAGTAGCTCTCGGGGTAGAGCGCCTCGAACTCGGCAACTGTGGACGGTTCGTTGCCCGCGCCGAACATGGCGGTGAGGTCGTGGATTCGCGGATAGAACGCCGCATCTGTGAGTGTGATTCCTTCCGCTGGAATGGTGAGATAGTATCCAACGTTAGTTGCCGATGCTGTAGCTTCGACAATACGGGCCTTGTTGTTTGGAGTAATCCCAACATTACCCGAAATGTAAAAATTCAACGTTTCGTTTGCGAGCGAGACGTAGTATTTATGGCCACTTACGATGTAGGTGCCGCCTGTGATGTTTATAAACTGAGCTGACGTGTTCTGCGCAACCGTGCCGCTAAGAACAATTTTACCCTCTAATGGAGTAACGGTTTTCGTTACCTGCCCGTTAAGCGTGCTACCGCTCGACGTGTATGTTTTGACGAGCTGATTCCAACGAACCGTATTCCCGCGCAGACTTACAATCTTGCAAGCGCCGTCATGTCCGCTCACTCGCTGGGCGAATGTGTCAACCTCACCGTCTGTACTCATGAGAGCGTCAGACGTGCCAGCGCCAAGCAGCGGGTAGTAGCCGTCGATATCAGCTTTGTTTGCCAAATCGTCCTGAATTG